TTTTAATATAGTACAAAATGAGTAAAGATTTACCTATCTATAAAATCACAATCGACCCTGAATATTCCGATGGAGAAGATTTAGGAATCGAGCAAATCGCATTCACTTCAACACCCGCTATAAAAGTTAAAGGAATGGCTTTTAATCAAGCACAATCTTTCTTTTTTGCTGACGCTACTAAATACCGAATCGTTGCACCCGCTATGATTCCTATGGAGATTTATAGACGCGACGACGAAAGCGGTGAGTATTATGTTCAATTTACCGAAGAGGTAATAGAGCAAATGTACACGAAGTTTATGCGTGACTTAAACAATAGAAACTTATTTAACTTAGAACACGAAACTGAAAGAACTGTTCCCGCTTACATTCTTGAATCTTGGATAGTTGAAAAACCGAAAGAAGATAAGGCTTATACAAGCTACGGAATAGAAGTGCCAAAAGGTACTTTGATGTTAACCGCTCAAGTTACTGACGTTGATTACTACGAGAGATTAGTAAAAGACGAACAAATAGGTTTTTCTATCGAAGGGTTTTTAGGTCTGAAACTAAGTAATCAAATTAAATTAAATACAATGAAGTTACCAGACGGAGAACATTTAATCGAAGGTAAATTCTACACTATAGAAGGTGGAGAAGTTATCGAGGTTAAAGAACAAGAAATGGCTGAAACTCAAGTTGAGGAAGAAGTCAAAGAAGAGGTTGCTATGGCTGAAGACGTAGTAGAAGAAGAAGTAAAAGAAGAAACAACCGAAGAGCCTACTGAAGAAGTAGTAGAAGAGGCTATGGCTGTTGACCCTGCAACTGACGCTGAAGCTATCTTAGCTGTCGTTAAACCATTAATTGCAGAACAAGTTGATTCTTTACTTGCTATTATCGCTGACTTGAAAAATCAAGTTGAAGAGCGCATAATGGAAAAAGAAGAAGAAGAAGAAGTTATCGAAGAAGTTAAAATGTCTGCATTCGATAAATTCAAAGCATTTCGTAATACCTTTAAAAACCAATAAAAATGAATCGTAAATTAAAATTCGACTTAGACGTTGAAACAAACGCACTTTTGTGTGCTAACCCTGAAGAGTTTTACTCTCGCGCTTATTTAACTGATACTACTGCGGACAACTTCCGTACACTTCCGGGTATCAAGTCAGCAACTAAATTAGCTAACGTAACTTTCGGAAACATCTTACAAGCATCTACTTGTAGTTTCTCTGCTCCGACTGATACATTGAACGCTATCGACATCGACGTATGTCCTTTGTCAGCTATGGCGCAAATTTGTCAGTTTGACCTTGAGCAATCTTTCCTTGCTTTGCAAATGGCTAAAGGTTCTAACGGAGATTTCACAGTAGCTTCTTTTATGTCTTACTATTGGGACACTATGTCTAAGCAAATTGGCGAAGACGTTGAGTTATTGAGATGGCAAGGTGACACTGAGTCTGAAAGTGCTATTCTTTCTTTGTGTGATGGTCACTTGAAAAAACTTTGTGCTGACGCTGACGTAGTAGGTCAATATGACGGAGCAGTTACTTCTTCTAACGTACTTGCTACTCTTGAGGCTGTTTGGGCTGCTGCTCCATCTACAATCAAATTTAAAAAAGGAGATTTAAGATTTTATGTTTCTGCTAACGTTGCTCAAGCTTATGAATTAGCTGCTGCTTCAGGAAACACTCAAACTTATGTAACTCTTCCTTTAGGTTTGACTTTCTTAGGAATTCAAATGGTAGTTGCTGAAGGTATGCCGGATAACACTATCGTGTTGACTTTGAAAAATAACCTTATCTACGCATTTGATGCTGAAGGAGATGCTAAAGCATTGAAAGCTGTTAACCTTTCTGATACAGTTGCTGAGCCGTACATCCGTACAAGAGCAAACTTGAAAGTAGGTTTCTACCATACAAACCCAACTGAAATCGTTGTTTATAGTTCTTGCTTTGAAGCATAATAAACATTTTTCATAGGTAGAGGGTGGTGACTAATCGCCACCCTTTTTTTTGAAACTTTAAAAAAAATAAATATATGTCTTGCGCAACATTACAAACAATCACAAAATCGTGTGACAATAATTCCGGAGGAATTTATACGTTGTACGTAAACCAACAAGATAATATCGCATCTATTACAACTGACGAAACAGGGACTAATTGGATTGTTGATGGTATCACTTTAACTGACCCTTTAGATGTATTCGTTCCTATCGAATTTAGAAGAAACGTAGGTTCTTATACTGAAGAAGCAAACATCGACTTAATCAATGGTTCTTCTTACGTTACTCAAACTATCAACTTAATGTTGCATAGAAGAGACCAAGAGAAGTCAAAAGCTATTAAAGTGATGGGTGCTGGTCAACAATACTTAGCTGTTATCGTAGGCGATGCAAACGGAAAATTTTGGTACTTCCCTTATATGCAAGTTACTGCGGTAGGTGAAGGTTCGGGTACTACTCGTGCGGATGGTTCAAAGTATTCTTTGACGCTTACTGCTGAGAATGAGTTTTTAGCTTACGAGGTTGACCCTACAATTATCGCAGGTCTATTGTAATCTGTTTTCTCTCCATAATTAGCCACTCTTTTCGGGGTGGCTTTTTTGTTTTAAACAAATACAAGATTATACTTATAATATAGTTATATGATTTACTTAGAAAAAGGGCAAATAAACACATTTGTGTTGACTTTAACTGAAGTAACTACGTATAGTAGTCCCTTTTATTTATTCGTGTTTGAGAATGAATTTAACACAGCTACTGAGCCTATCTTATGGGCGGGAGTTGACACTTCGCCTTATCCGGATAGATACAACTTATTTACTTTGGAGGAAGGTGTAGACGTAGACTTTGTAAAAGGGCAATATACTTATAGTGTTTATGAAAGTGACGAAGCTATAATAGTGGGCGAAAACACGAATGTAAACGATTACAATTTAATAGAAGAAGGAAGATTAATAGTAGCGGGAGTAGTAACTAATTCAATATACGACTAAATGGCGTGGTATAATATATTTAAAAAAGAAGAAAGTAAACCCGAAGTAGTAGAGGGTTATCAATCATTTAGCACACCTTTTGGTAAGGTAGGCGGTGCAAACTTAGCTTTGCCTTATGTAAACGGAAGATATCAAATATCTGGATACATTCCATTTGGTCACGATAACCTTTACCCACAGCTATTGACGCAACTCTATTTTACAAGTCCACTTCACGGCGCAATAACGGATTATAAAGCGAATGCCGTGGTTGGTGGTGGTTCTACTATCAAAACTGACAAGCTAACAAACGAAGAAAAGTTAGAATTGTATACGTGGGAACGTAAAATGAAACTAAAGAAGAGTGAATTAGCCATAGCTAAACAGGTTATTTTGCATAATAGAGTTTACTTTAAGCTATATTTTGACGAAAAAGGTAACTTTAAAAAGGCTGAAAACATCTATCCGGATAAAGTTCGAGTAAGTAGAGATAAATGCTACTACTTTATTTGTGAAGACTGGGCTTCTCGTATTGACGTAGAAACCATTAAGCCTTATTCACCGAGTTGTAATGATAAAATACAGTTGTTTGTTTATGAAATGCACTCAGAGGGACAAGATTACTACCCACTTCCTACGTACACGAGTGCGTTAAACTTTGCTTTCTTGAGCGGTGAGTTAAGTTATTTCGCTAAAGCTAATATTCAGAACTCTATCTTTCCGTCTTTTGCTATGATGTTCCCTAAAAGACCACAAAGCGAAGAAGAGAAACAAATGATTCGTGAAACCATAGACAAATTAAAAGGCGCAGCAAATGCCGGTAAAGCCGTTGCGTTTTTTGCTAATGCTCCTGAACAATTACCAAGTATTGAAAGTTTACCGACTAACAATAACGATAAACTATTCAAGGAATCAAGCGAATTAAACACGGAACAAATATGTTTCGCGCATACAATAGACCCTATCTTAATGGGTATTAGAACGACGGGTTCTTTGGGTAATGGTTCGGATATTAAACAAGCCTACATAATATTTGAAAAGAACGTAGTTATGCCATTGAGAGCAATAGTAGAAGATATTTTTAACGAATTGCTACACATCGCTAAAATTACTGCGGAATACAAAATAAATAATTTCCAAATCATAAACGAAACTATCGTAGAAGTAGAGGAGAGCGCAAGTAAAACACAAGACGCGTTAAATTCTATGAGTCCTCTTGTCGCTACGAAAGTTTTAAATACTATGACCGAGAACGAAATTCGTGCTTTAGCATCTTTACCACCGGTAGAAGGTGGAGATGTCCCACTTAGTAGAATACAACCTAATACTGCTGAATAATGATTTACTTCATAACTGAAACCTACTTAAAGACGAACACTCCTATAACTGCAAACGTAGATGTTACTGACGTAACTCCTTATGTAAAGACTCAGAGTGATTTAAGAATACAACCTATTTTAGGGACTTACTTTTACAACTATTTATTAGCACAGTACAACGCTCAAACGCTTAATCCTGACGAAGAGTTATTAGTAGCGAAGATACAACCTTGTATCGCGTGGTATAGCGCAGTAGATGCCGTATTTGGTTTGTCTTACCAGCTTAAAAATAAAGGTTTGCAACAGCAAAACGGAGATTATTCTACGAGTGTTAGTAGAAGTGAAGTAGCTTTCGGTATGGAACACTACGAAGAGAAGGCTGCATTCTACGAAAGACGTTTGAGAGAATGGTTAAAAGAACAAGTAAAAGCAAATCCTACTATATTTCCGGAGTTCGTAGACCCTTTAAATACTGACTCAGATATGAAGCCATTAAAAGACGATAACCAAAACGGATACAACATAGGAATTTTAATAATATGAAGACTAAGTTACTTTTAATTTGTTCGTCTTTTATTGCGGTGATATCGCCTATTAAACCACTTATTTATGTAGCTATTTTAGCAATACTTTTAGATACGGGATTTGGTATTTGGCGAAGCGTTAAGAAAAACGGATACGCTTCGTTTAGGTCACGTAAATTATCGCATACAATAAGTAAAACGTTTCTTTATTCGTTAGCTATTGTGTTCGTGTTTTTCGTGGAAAAATACATAGCTTCGGATTTAGTAGCGCATTTCATAGCTATTGACTTAATCTTAACGAAAGCTGTAGCGTTATTCTGCGTGTTTACGGAAGTTGTTTCTATCAATGAATCCTATCAGTCGGTTACAGGTAGAAACATTCTTAAATCGCTTAAATCATTCGTATTAAGAGCCAAAGAAGAAGCTGACAAAATAAAAGAATAATGGACACTACTAAAATAGTTCAACAAAGATTACCTGAATCGCAGTTTATTAGCGAAAACACGGACAAAAAACAAATCTATTTACACCATACAGCGGGTAATAAGAACGCGGTAAACACAATTAAAGGTTGGGAATCTAATAAAGAACGTGTAGCTACTGCATTTGTAATAGGATACGAAGGTACGATAGCACAAGCGTTTAGTTCAAGAAATTGGGCGTGGCACTTAGGTGTAAAAGATAGCGTGTTTAAAGGTCAAGGATTGCCCTATAAGAACTTAGATAAGTATTCGGTAGGTATAGAGTTAACTAACTGGGCTTACTTGGTAGAAAAAGACGGAAAATACTATAACTATGTTAACGGAATAGTAGACCCTTCAGAGGTTACGTTTTTAGAAAAGCCATTTAAGAATCATAAAAGATGGCATAAGTATAGCGACAAGCAAATAGAAAGTTTAAGAGAATTGTTAGTTTACTTAGGTAAGACTTACGATATCAATTTAAAATACAACGAAGACATTTGGTCGTTAAATAAAAGAGCATTAAAAGGAGAGAACGGATTATTTACGCATAATTCAGTAAGAGTTGATAAGTCTGACGTTTATCCTTGTCCGCGATTAATTAAAATGTTAAAAGGCTTATGAGGTTTGTAATTTTATTCGTGTTTTTGTATTCCTGTAGTGCGGAATATCACCTAAACAAAGCAATTAAAAAAGGCTACAAATGTGAAGAAACAGGGGACACGATAAGAATTACTACTATAGATTCGATTCCTTACATCGTTAACGATACAATAATGTGGGAAAAGATAATAACGTCAAAAGATACTATCATTAAATACAACAAGGTATACGTTCCTAAAACTAAGTGGCAAGTAAAAACCGAGTTAAAGTTTCAACGTGACACTATTAGGATTAAAGAAAAAACAAAACAAGCTGAAGCAAAAGCCGAAGCTAAGTCTAACATAAGACCAAATCTTAACTTCTTATTTATAGGAATTTTTATAGGGTTTGCGTTGTATTATTTACTTCAAAGAGTAGACAAAAAAATAAACCTATGAATTTAATAAAACACGCTAATAACATACACGAGTTACGTGTAGATGGTTCGTCTTTTCGTATGGGTATGTTTTCGGATATACATTGGGACAACCCAAAATGTGATTGGAACTTACTAAAACACGATTTAGACTACTGCTTAAAGAATGAAATTCCTATAATGTTTAACGGAGATACTTTTTGTTTGATGCAAGGTGCTTACGACTTCCGTAAAGTAAAGAACGACATAAGACCCGAACACAATAACGCAAGGTATTTTGATTCGATAGTAGAAACTGCTGTAGACTTCTTCCTTCCGTATGCTAACTTAATGACAGTAATCGGTTATGGCAACCACGAAACAGCTATAATAAAAAGACACGAAACGGATATATTACAAAGGTTTGTTACTTTGTTAAACTATAAAGCTGGTAGTAATGTAATGACAGGTGGTTATGGCGGTTGGTTTATAGTAAACCAAGTAATTCGTACAAACACAAGCTCAGCTACAAAAATAAAGTATTTTCACGGGAGTGGTGGCGGTGGATTAGTTACAAAGGGTGCTTTGAATTTAACTCGTGCTATGGAATCCTACGAAGGTTACGATGTGTTTACTATGGGGCATATACACGAAAATTCAGCGCGTAACGATGTCCGTGATAATATAAACTTTCATCCTTCTAAAGGCTATTACTTTAATCATAAGCAAATACACTCAATGATTACAGGAACGTACAAAGAAGAGTACGCTAACGGCGCGTATGGATGGCACGTAGAACGTGGCGCACCTATGAAACCTGTAGGCGGTAGAATATTAACCATTGAATACGCACGTTTAAAAGGAGAAAATACCGATAGTGCTATTAGAAATATTGATAGTATGAAAT